GAGTTTTGAAATTGAGGGAATTGAATATGATACCACTCGAAAACGAAACACAATGCAAAAACTTGCCAAGAGAAGAACTGGCAGTGATGAGAAAATGGATACCACTTATGCTGAAGTTCCTTATTCGGTAAACTTCAATCTTTATATTATGACAAAGCATATGGCGGATGGTTTACAAATCATTGAGCAAATTCTTCCATACTTCACTCCAGAATTTACAGTTACTATCAACCCCACAACAATGCATTCGAAGATGGACATTCCATTAATTCTGAATTCTGTTGATAGTGAAGAGGACTGGGAAGGTGATTATGACACACGAAGAAGTCTCACTTGGACTCTGACATTTACTGCTAAGTCTTATGTCTACGGTAGAATTTCTACAAGCGAAAGAATCAAGAGAGTTATGGCAACAATCTTCGATGGCGGAGTTCCTGCTGGTGTAACATCGGCAGCAGGAAGTATGATAGACATTGGTGTAACTGGACCATCTGGTGCATCTTCTGATGTTTCTGATTACTCTGCATATACTACTCTAAGAATTTGGGGGAGTGAAACTGGAGACATAGATATTTACGGAGATATAGTGAATGAGTGATAAGAAAAATATTGATGAAAAACTATCTGATGCTTTAGATATTGTCCTCGAAGAAGACGAGATATTGCACGATGGACAGAACGCTGGTGGTTGTCCAATAATGATTCCCACTACCGAAGAAGATAAACTAAAGCGTGACTATAATCTCGTAAGAAAGAATCTCAAAGAAATTATAGAAACAGGCAATAACGCAATTGACGGTATTCTTACGGTTGCTACTGAAACAGAATCACCAAGAGCATATGAAGTAGTTGCTCAAATGATTAAGAATGTTGCTGATATAAACAAAGACCTTCTTGAAACGCACAATAAGATGAAACAGATTCAAAAAGAAGATGTTGGTCAAAAAGCAAACAACATCACAAACAATTCTTTGTTCGTTGGTTCTACACAAGAACTTCAGAAATTATTAAAGCAACAAAGAGAACTATTAATTGAAAATGAAATCGAAGAACAAGAAAAACTTGACATCATTGATGTGGATTATGAAGCAAAATAATAATGGCAAACACTGAACATTATCTAGGCAACCCAAATCTAAAAGCCAAAGGTGTTAACCTAGATTTTACAACTGAACAAGTTGGTGAGTATCTAAAATGCCAACAAGAACCACTGTATTTTATTAGAAAATATGTACAGATTGTACACCTCGATAGAGGACTTGTGCCATTTGACCTTTATGATTTCCAAGAAGATATTGTAACTAAGATTCACGACAATCGATTTGTAATTTGTAAACTGCCTCGTCAGTCTGGTAAGTCTACAACTACGATTGCTTATCTTTTGCACTACGTTCTTTTTAATTCTGAAATGAGTGTTGCTATTCTTGCCAATAAGCAAGCAACTGCACGAGAACTTCTTCACCGTCTAAAGTTAGCATATGAACATCTCCCCAAATGGCTACAACAGGGAGTAGAGCAATGGAATAAAGGAACAATCGAACTAGAAAATGGTTCGAGAATCCTCGCATCTGCTACTTCCTCAAGTGCCATTCGTGGTAGTTCTTTCAACCTTATCTTCCTTGACGAATTTGCATTCGTTCCTCACGAAGTGGCTGATGAATTCTTCAGTTCAGTATATCCTACCATTACTTCTGGTGAAACCACAAAAGTAATAATGGTTTCTACTCCACACGGTATGAATCTCTTCTATAAGTTCTGGAACAATGCTATAAATGGCAGAAGTTCTTATGTTCCTATTGAAGTTCATTGGAATCAGGTGCCAGGTCGTGATGAAAAGTGGAAACAAGAAACGATTGCAAATACCTCCGAACAACAGTTCCGAACAGAATTTGAATGTGACTTTGTTGGTAGTGTCAATACTCTCATTGAGTCAAAAAAACTCAAAGAATTAACATACAACGAGCCAATATTTTCGAATGATGAGGGGTTTGATGTTCTAGTAAAACCAGAAGAAGACCATACTTATGTAATGTGTGTTGATGTTTCTCGTGGGCAAGGATTGGATTATCACGCATTCACGATTGTGGACATCACAGAGATGCCATATAGACTGGTTGCGAAGTTTAGAAACAATATGATGTCCCCACTTGTTTATCCTAATGCCATCTATGCGGCTGCAAGACAATACAATAACTGCCATATTTTAGTAGAATTAAATGATATTGGTGGACAGGTTGCAGATGTTCTACACACCGAACTAGAATATGACGGACTATTAGTAACTACCGTTCGTGGCAGAAAAGGACAGACATTGGATGGTGGTTTTGGTCAAGGTCAGAGTCAGTATGGTATTCGAACCACAGAAGCAGTAAAAAGAATTGGATGCTCTCTCCTTAAGAGTATGATAGAAGAAAATAAATTAATTGTTGAAGATTTTGATACAATTAAAGAATTCGTATCGTTCATTTCAAAGAAGAAATCATATCAGGCAGAAACTGGTCACCACGATGACTTGGTTATGACTTTGGTTCTCTTTGGATGGCTAACTACCCAGTCATATTTTAAAGAATTGACAAACCTAGATATTCGTAAAGACCTTTATCAAGATAAAATGAAACAAATTGAAGATAATATGACCCCGTTTGGGTTCATTGATGATGGTATAAATAATGAACCTTCAAGTTATGTGGACGACAATGGCACCGTCTGGACAACCGTCGATGACAAAGACGATTGGTTGGCGTAATTCCTATGGAATCTGTCAAAATTATACATAAGAGGAAGATAAACAACAAAAAAGCAAATTTGCTTAGTATTTTTAATAAAGAAAAAAATAAAGGAGAGATTCAATGCCATTTCAAATAAGCCCAGGCGTGAATGTAACCGAGAAAGACCTTACGAATATTGTCCCTGCTGTGGCTACAACCATTGGTGGTATCGCTGGATACTTCAATTGGGGCCCCGCCGACGAGCGTGTGCTTGTTGATAGCGAAGACAATTTGGTCGCTCTCTTTGGGAAACCAGACAATAACAACGCAGAACAATGGTGGACAGCCGCCAACTTCCTCGGATATGCCAACGCACTTCAAGCCGTTCGTGTAGTCAACTCGTCTGCACTTAACGCAGTCGCATTTACAAGCGGTAGAGGTGATAGTGGTGACCCATTTAGTACTGGTATTCTCATCAAGAACAGAGATGCATATATCACTGCAATCGACGGCGGTATAACCGCAGGTGCTGATTCAGACGGACTTGAAACCGGCGACGATGTTTGCTGGGCCGCTAAGTATCCTGGCGACCTTGGTAACTCACTCAAGGTTTCAGTCTCAGACAAACACGAACGAATTTTCGGTGGTGGTGGAGTCGCAGGAAGTATCAGTGGTGTTACTGCTATCTCAGGTAATTCATACATTGGACTAACTGGTGCAGGTGGTGCCCACGGTGGGTGGCAAGTCAATCATACCGTAAACCGTCCCACAATTTTCCAAGAAGTCGCAGTTGGTGACTCAATTAAACTTGTATCTGGCTCTTACACGGTAACAGGATTCAGTGGAGCATCTGCTGGTGTAGACTCCGCTGAGATTATAGTGGGTGGTGGAGTAACAGCAAATCACACTGCTGAAGGTGTCTTCTACAGTCACATTCTTCTTGACTCAGCAATTGCTGCCGCGGACGCAAGTGCGTCAGGTGGTGGTACTGCAACAGTGAAATGGGCGTATTCTGGTAACTTTGCCGCTACACCCGATACTTCAACAGACGCAGCCAAGTTCCAAGCAGTCAACGACGAAGTTGATATTGCAGTCATCGATGAAGACGGACTCTTCAGTGGTGCCGCAGGAACAGTTCTTGAAACATTCAGTGCTTCGAAAGCAAAAGATGCTAAGAAGTTCGATGGTTCAGGTAACTACTATGTGAATGCAATCAACGAAGGTTCTAAGTATATCTGGTGGGGTGACCACCCAGACCATCTTGGCCCAAATATCACTGGTCTTTCTGGTGGTATTGGTTCAGGAGGACGACCTTGGGGTACATTACTCACTAACATTGACACTTCTACAACAGAAGACGGTGGTAGTGGATTCACATTCGGTTCACTCCGAAGAAACACTTACTTCACTCTACAAGGTGGTACAGACGGTACTGGATTCACAAACACTGGTTTGTATGCAGACGGTTACGACCACTTCCAAGATGCAGAAACTGTTGATGTAAACCTCATTCTTGGTGGTAACGCACAATCAACTGTCGGAGGACAACTCATCGACCTTGTTGATGCTCGTAAGGATGCAATTGCATTCCTTTCACCACTCCGAGCCGATGTTGTAGATAAAACTCCAACAGTCGCTCAAGAGAATGCGGTAAATTACTACAACAACACACTTAACAAGTCATCCTCATACGGTGTCTTCGATAGTGGTTGGAAGTATCAGTATGACCGATACAGCGATATGTACCGATGGATTCCACTTAACGGTGACGTTGCAGGACTCTGTGCTAGAACAGAACTCACCAACGATGCTTGGTGGAGTCCCGCAGGTTTCAACCGTGGACAGATTCGTAACATTGTAAAACTTGCGTACAACCCACGCAAGGCTCATAGAGATAACCTCTATAAGAACAACCTTAACCCAGTAGTTGCCTTCCCAGGCGAAGGAACTGTTCTCTTCGGAGACAAGACTATGCAGAGAAAGCCAAGTGCATTCGATAGAATCAATGTACGCCGACTCTTCATCGTTCTTGAGAAAGCAATTGCAACTGCCGCTAAGTACCAACTCTTTGAATTCAATGATGAGTTCACTCGTTCGAACTTCGTAAATATGGTAACACCATTCTTACGAGACGTTCAAGGACGAAGAGGTATTTACGATTTCCGTGTTGTATGCGACGAGACTAACAATACTGGTGAAGTAATCGACCGCAACGAATTCGTTGCAGACATCTTCATCAAACCTGCTCGTTCTATCAACTTCATTCAACTCAACTTTGTAGCAGTACGAACGGGTGTTGCTTTCGAAGAAATCGCAGGGGCGTAATTTAAAAAATCTGGTATTTGGTGGGGTGACCTCGGTTGCCCCACCTAAATACTTTAAAGGAGATATCACAGATGTTAAACGAATTCAAATCACAAGCACTAAAGAACGGTGGAGCAAGAGGCAACCTCTTTGAAGTAGAGGGTGCAATCGGCAACAACAGCGATGCTGGGCTCCTCAAGTTTATGTGTAAATCAGCATCAATCCCTGCTTCAGAGATTGGTGAAATCATTGTTCCTTGGCGTGGCCGTCAATTTAAGATGCCAGGCGACAGAACTTACGGTGATTGGGAACTAACTATTCTCGAAGATGCAGACCACAACCTTAGAGATAAGTTTGAACAATGGCACCAAACATTCCAAGAAGCACAATCTAATACTTCTGATATTGGTGACATTAGTACACCACTCTTTCAGGACTGGAAGATTCACTGGTTGGATAGGCAAGGAGCCCGAAATAGAACGTACAATTTTGTTGGTTGTTGGCCTAAGACTGTAGGTGCATACGAAGTTGCTTTTGATAATAATGACAATCTTGCTGAATTCTCAGTAACAATGTCGTACCAGTGGTGGACTTCTCCTGCAACCGATAGTTGAACCTAACACACAGTAGTAAAAGGATATTATATTATGCCAGTTGACTTTTTTGGATTTACTATTGGGAAAAAGAATCGGGCGAATAAGGTTGGATTAGAAACAACCATTCGTCGTCCTGTATCTTTTGTCCCGCCCGATTACGATGATGGTGCTACCACCATCGAATCTGGTAATTTCTTTGGTCAGTACGTCGATTTTGATGGAAACATTAAAAACGATATTGATTTAATCAAGAAATACAGAGAGATGTCTCTCCACGCAGAAGTGGATGCGGCTATCGACGATATCGTGAACGAAGCAATTGTTCAAGACGATATTAAGAAAACAGTTGAGATGGATTTGGAACAGGTTGACCTACCAGATTCTATTAAAACAAAAATGCAAGATGAATTTGCACACATTCTAAAACTTCTCCATTTTAGTGTTCGAGGATATGAAATGTTCCGTAAATGGTACATTGATGGTAAATCATATTACCATATTGTAATCGACGATAAAAACGAAAAGCAGGGAATTAAAGAACTTCGTCCCATTGATGCTACTTCGATTCGAAAGATTCGAAAAATAAACAAAGAAACAAATGATAACGGCATTAAGGTCATTACAGATGTAGAAGAATTCTTCGTATATACCGAATTGGATAGAGATGATAGACTTGGTTTTGCTGACGGTTCTCAAGAAGGAATTAAAATTCATCCTGACTCTATCATCTATAGTCATTCTGGAATGTTCGACATAGACAAGAGAAGAGTATATGGAAATCTTCACAAATGTATCAAACCACTAAACCAACTTCGAATGATAGAAGATGCGGTGGTTATCTATAGGATATCTCGCGCCCCCGAACGCCGCATCTTCTACATCGACGTTGGTTCCTTGCCGAAGAACAAAGCAGAACAATATCTTCGTGATATTATGAATCGGTATAGAAATAAACTAGTTTACGACGTAAACACTGGTGAGATTCGTGATGACAAAAAGCATATGTCAATGCTTGAAGACTTCTGGCTACCTCGTCGTGAAGGCGGTCGTGGTACAGAAATCGACACACTCTCTGGTGGTGAAAACCTTGGAGAAATAACTGATGTTGAATACTTCAAGAAGAAACTGTACCGTGCATTGAATGTTCCAATTAGCCGACTTGAATCTGACAATGGATTTAATATGGGCAAATCTTCGGAAATCAATCGTGATGAACTCAAGTTCTTTAAATTCATTGAGAAACAGCGACAAAAATTCGCTGAATTGTTCTCGGCAGCAATGAGAGTACAATTAGTCCTTAAGGGAATTATGAAAGAAGATGACTGGCAAAAGATTAAGGACGATGTTCAATTCGACTTTGCCAGAGATTCATACTTCACCGAACTTAAGAACAACGAAATCCTAACAGAACGAATGAACCTCCTAGGCTCTATGAACGAACACATCGGTAAGTATTATTCTATCGAGTGGATTCGTAAGCATATTCTTCATCAATCTGAAGAAGAAATTAAGGAAATGGACAAAGAGATTCAAGGCGAACGAGAAAAGGGTCTCATTACTACAGGCACGGAGGAGTACTATTGATGTCTAAGAACTTCAAAGATTTTATCAATGAAGCAGAAAAGAAAACAGAACCCGCTCCCGCGCCTGCACCCGCAGAAGCAGAAGTGTCTGTTGACTCTCCAGAAATTGCTCTTGACCCAAGACTAGAAAAGGAAATCTTTATTGATTCCTTTGAAGTCAATGGAAAGAATGTTGTAATCAAGTCTCTTGGACTTGGTGCAACAAAACCTGTTGTTGTGTATATTGATGATAAGCGATGGGAAGTTTTCCCTGGTCCTAGAATCGCAAAAAGAGAAGCACGACGACACGTTAAGAAAAGTTCTACGATGGAAAGCGTTGATGATAATTTTGAGGCTTTTCTTGCAGAAGCAGTCCTTACAAAGTCAGAAGTATCAAAATGGATTAATAAAAACAAACGAAAGTTTGATAATAGTACAGAGGCTGCTTTTGCAGTTGCAGATGAATTTGGTATGGAAGATGAACTCGAAAATGAGAAACATTGGCTCTGGGGTATGCTTAAGAGGGTATATAAGGAGTCATTTGACTTAGATTTGTTTGTTGACAAACTGATGGACGGAACAAAAGTTGATATCGATGAAACAACGGCTCAAAATGTAAAACTTGTCTATGACCACCTAGATGTGTCAAATAAAAGCAAGTTCAGAGAGGCGTTTATTATAAATAAAGAAAATCATAACAAGGTTATGAAATTCGTAGAAGACCAGACTAAAGGAATTTAATATGCCATATAGTGAAACCGAACCAATCACAACCAAAGATGTAATGGACGCAATTAGGTCAAAGAATTTAGACCGTGCAAGAGATGCAGTACAAGACCTTCTTTACAATAAATCTGCTGAAGCAATGGCAGACAAGAAAGTAGAAGTTGCAAAATCCATTGGAAAAGACAAAGACGCAGATGCGGCAGAACCAATTCCTGGCTTCGATGCAACTGCCGATGTGATTGATGCACCCGTTACAGTAAATCCAATCGATTACGAAAAAACAACCAGCGAGGAATGAAATGAGACTCATAACAGAAACAACCGAAGATGTGAAATACATCATTGAAGCCAATGAAGAAACTGGAACTAAAAGCCACTTCATTGAAGGTATCTTTATGCAAGCAGAGCAAAAGAACCGCAACGGCAGGATGTACCCTAAAGGGACTCTTATGAAGGAAGTTTCTCGTTATACCAAAGACCTAGTTGAGAGTAAAAGAGCAATGGGAGAACTTGGTCATCCAGAAGGACCAAGTCTCAACCTCGAAAGAGTTTCACATATTATTACCGAACTTAAAGAGGACGGCAATAATATCATTGGTAAAGCAAAGATTTTAGATACTCCTTATGGGAATATCGTAAAAAACCTAATTGATGAAGGGGCACAACTCGGTGTTTCTTCAAGAGGTATGGGTTCACTTAAGAAAAACGATGACGGGGTAAATGAAGTCCAAGAAGACTTTATGTTAGCCGCAGTTGATATCGTTGCAGACCCCTCGGCTCCAGATGCCTTTGTAAATGGTATTATGGAAGGCAAAGAATGGGTGTGGGAGAATGGTATTCTTCAACCTAAAGTTATTGATAAATATAAAAAGTTTATCTTATCAGCCAAAGATAAGACACAAATTGAAGAAGCCAAACTAATCATATTCAAACATTTCTTGTCTAATTTTTAAAAAATATACATATAGTAGCATTTTAAACAAGTCAAAGGAGATTTCCTATGTCCGACAAAGACATCATAGCAGTAGCAAAGAACATTCTTGAGAGTGAAAAAGTCACCCTCGACGAAGTATCCACAGAAGTAAAGCCCGATAAAAAGGGTGCAGTCAATGTTGACGCCAAGGGTTCAAAGCCCAAGGAGTCGCCCTCTGTCAATACAGATAGTATTGAAGATGAGGACATCTATAGTGCCGACGGTGCGGGTGCAGTAGTACCAGACCCCGAAGCCAAAGATGGTGATGCAGAGAAGAACAAGAAGACAGTAGATGCTAAGGCATCTTCCGCTTCCGCAACCGCAGAGCATATGGATGCTCTCTTTGGTGGCGAAGACCTCTCTGAAGATTTCCGAAACAAAGCAACCACTATCTTTACTGCCGCATTGAGCGAGCGTGAAGAAGTACTTCGTACAGAGATTCAAGAATCTTTTGATGTTGCTCTTGCAGAAGAAACCGACCGTGTCTCCACTGAACTATCAGAGAAACTCGATGACTATCTAAACTATGTCATCAAAGAGTGGATGGAAGACAATCAAATCGCTATTGAACACGGACTCAAGAATGAAATTTCTGAGTCGTTCATTACCGACCTTAAGACTCTTTTCGAAAGTCACAACATCGAAGTTCCAGAAGAACGATTCGATGCACTTGCTGAAGCAAACGAAAAGGTCGAAGCACTCGAAACTAAGTTAAACGAACAACTCGAAGCCAATGTCGTTCTCTGTAAGAACAACGATGGTCTTGAATGTGTCAAGGTATTTGCTGAAATGACCAGCAACCTTACCGATACTGACACTGAAAAACTTCGTAGTCTTGCAGAAGGACTTGAGTTCGATAGCACTGAACAATACACAGACAAACTAGGACTTCTTAAGGAAAGTTACTTTAACGCTCCTGTCAATGACACCGTTGAAGATTCCGAAGAGAACACTCTCGCAGAAGAAGCCCCAGTTTATGGCGGAATGATTAACAACTATGTTAAATCAATCAGTCGCACATCAGCAGTTCCACGCAACGGAAAAGCGTAATTCATTTAAACCCAAACTTACTTTACAAAAAGTATTAATTAAAATTTCCCAAGGAGAAAAGAAAATGGAAGATAAAGCACTACTCGCTGAACAACTTCAAAAGAAGTGGCAGCCAGTTCTAGAACATCCCGACCTTCCCACTATTACGGATAGTTACAAGCGTAACGTAACAACTATCCTTCTAGAAAACGAAGAGCAGGCACTAATGGAAGCGTCACCAACTAATGCAATGGGCATTGGCGGTTCCCCTCACTTTCAAAGTGGTACTGATGGTAACGTCAGCACCTTTGACCCCGTACTAATTTCACTCGTTCGTCGTTCAATGCCTAATCTAATGGCATACGACATCTGTGGTGTTCAACCAATGACCGGACCTACTGGACTTATCTTTGCGATGAGAGCCAAGTATGTTGGTGTCACTGACACTCCTGATAGTGAAGCATTCTACAACGAAGCCCAAACTGGTCAGTCCGCAAGAGGCGCAGCCCTTGCCGCTGGTGTAACTGGTGGTGGTACTGGTGCCCACATTGGAACCGACCCACTCAGTGGGACCTACGATGTTGGTGAAGGTTTCTCAACCAATCAGGCTGAAGGTCTTGTTCCTAACGAGATGGCATTCAGCATTGAGCGTGTAGCAGTTGAAGCGAAGACTCGTGCCCTCCAGGCTGAGTACTCCGTAGAACTCGCACAAGACCTCAAGGCTGTTCACGGACTTGATGCAGAAGCAGAACTCGCTAACATTCTTAGCACTGAGATTCTTGCTGAAATCAACCGCGAAGTTATTCGTAACATCTACGAGCAAGCAGTTCTTGGTGCAGACCAAACTGACCTAGCCAATACAACGCTAACTAGTCACGGTGGCTCGGTTCACCCAAGTGCTGGTATTACTGTTGAGGGTTCATACCAGACTGCGGGTGTCTACGATGTTCTTCGTGACTCTGATGGCCGTTGGTCAGCAGAACGCTTCCGTGGTTTGGTTTTCCAAATCGAACGCGAAGCAAACCAAATTGCCAAGGACACTCGTCGTGGTAAGGGTAACATCGTCATCTGTTCATCAGATGTCGCTTCCGCTCTTTCAATGACTGGTATTCTTGATTCAGCCCCTGCATTCAGTAAACTAGATGTTGATGACACTGGTAACACCTTCGTTGGTGTTCTCAATGGCAGAACTAAGGTTTATGTTGACCCATACGCATCGACTAACTACGTCTGTGTTGGATATCGCGGTGAAAGCCAGTATGATGCTGGTATTTTCTACTGTCCATATGTCCCACTACAGATGGTAAGAGCCGTTGATGCTTCTACCTTCCAGCCTAAGATTGGATTTAAGACTCGGTATGGAATGACCGAGAATCCATTCGCTAAGGGTGAATCTGCATCGACAGATAACCTCGGAACTCGTCGTACTAATAAGTACTACCGAATCTTCCGAATTGATAACCTACACGGTATCCTTGCTGGTGGTTCACAAGCAACAACAGGTAACTGATAATCAGTAGTAAAAACTGAAGATAAGAATTAGGGGAGTCCTTCACGGGACTCCCCTTTTCTTTTTATACATACTATAGGAGAAATTCTATGGAATCAGAATCAAGAAATAACTGGAATGATAGAGTAGCCATTGGTAGGAAACCAACAACACCTGCTGGTCCTACAGGCGACCAACTTGCTGGATATGACCCAAGAAGTAATGGACTATCCGCAGACTTCTTAACAAGACAGCCTGATAATTTAAATCCTCTTCTACCGACATACTTTCAGTTCTCGATGAAGAGATGTCCACACGTTACATTTTTCTGCCAAAGTGCAAACTTACCCAGTATTAGTGTGAGTGTGATTAACCAGCCTACTCGCTTTGTTAATATTCCTCACGCACCTGGCATTCCTGAATTTGATGACCTAACTATTAACTTCATAGTCGATGAAGAACTGACTAACTGGATGGAACTATATGAATGGATTCGTTCAACTGTACATACTGATGACCACAGGGAATATGAAAAGGCTAATGAACACTACACAGATGCCACTCTTACTATTCTGAATAGTGCAATGAATCCTAAGATTAGAGTAGAGTTCTACAACCTACTACCAACGAATCTTTCTGGCTTAGAGTTTGATAGTACGACCACTAGTCCAGATGCAATGATTGGTACTGCTACATTCCGTTATACTAACTATGAAATCACAAAATTGTCTTGACTGTATGGGGTTTTGCCTGTATAATAAAGGATAATTTTGGAGAGTTAATGTATGCGATTTGATGATATTAAAACAATGGTAGCGAAGGATATGGTCATTGACAGTAGTGAACTTGACACAGAATCCCTTAAAATCCCACAACTACACAATAAGTACCTCAACCTATTTCACGATGAAAGAATTCTTCTTCGTAAACTAGAGGCGGATAAACGCGAACTCGTCCGTGACAAGTGGGAGTTTTATTCTGGCAAGATGAGCCAAGAGGAACTTGATAATAGAGGATGGGTGCCTTTTCAATTGAAGATTCTCAAACAAGACTTGGATATGTACATTCATTCTGATAGTGATGTGACCAAGGTAGACGATAGAATCACCCTTCAAAAAGAAAAGGTAGACTATCTGTCTTCAATTTTAAAAAGTATTACTGGTAGGGGATGGGAAATTAAGAATGCAATTGAGTGGAGGAAATTCACAAGTGGCATATAATATTCAAACTGACCCAATGCATCAGGTATATTTTCGACAACTATATCTCTATGCACAAAACAATTCACAAGACCCATCCACTCAACTTGCGGCATTGTTGACAGACGACAACAATGGAATCATTGCAATGGAATGTAATAATATCCCATATCAAGTGAAGCACACAGAGGAAAGATGGGAACGTCCAAATAAATACAACTATGTAGAACACGCAGAAAGAAATGTTCTATACAAAGCCGCAAAGGCTGGACTGTCTACTATGGGATGTACAATGTATTGTC